GTTGTTGTTGGGCTAGGAAGGAAATACTCGTTGGTAGACGGAGTTACCTGAGTAAGCGGATCAAATCGAGAGAATGTATCTATCATCTCTTCGATTGTCTTTAACTTGTTTCCGTATCCCGTGCCTGATCTTCTAGCGTTCTCAAGATTTATGGTCTTGTTGTACTGATTAAAGTAATCGTCAAATATTTCTAACTGAGCTTGCTTCGCGTATAGATTAAAATCTGACGGGGATATGTACCCGTAGTTGTTCTTATTGAGTATAGAAAGTACGGTATTTCTTACAGAATTAATCATCTTGTTAATTTACAACAAAGATAATAAAAAAGGAGAGATTGCTCCCTCCTCTTTTTGATGATCACTAAACACACTCAAATACACACAATGAAAAACCCAAAACCAAAACTTATTATTCTCCACCCATCGATAGGTTGGACTCTAGCATCTTCAATGAATCCATGCCATCCTCTGACTTAAGATACGAGATAATGATAGATGTTGGATCAGCATCAAATGGTATGGTAACCATCTTTTTCTTTACTGACGCTGTGTTAAAGAACACATCTTTCTTTCCGTTCTTATAAACTAAGAGCTTTTCATCAAAGAATCTTTGAATCTTCGAATGAAGCTTTAGCTCAGGATCTGACAACACGGCCAAAAATTCCTTAGGATTTCTTCTAGCGTATACAAAGATATCTCTTTTTAATTCAGATGTGGTCATCAGAGCAGTATTTTTTCCAAATAAAACTCTAGCGACTGTTTCCATCTGATCTACGCCTAAAGACTTAGCCTCCAATAAAGCGTCTACTTCAATCTCCATGTTCTCCAATACGGACTGAGCATCCTTCTCTCTGTCTACTTCGACGAAAGCCTTTCCATTCATCGGGTGATGAAAGAGAAACTTCTGAAGTACAGGGTTGTTTTTCGGCACAGACAAAAATCCGTTTTCAAAAACGATAGGCTCAATGATAGCGTTATCATCTTGCTCGTCTTCAAACGGAGATTTCTGATTTACAGCGTATCTAAGTTGGCGATTGACTCCATTCTCTTCGTCAAACCAAAGCAATGGATTTTTTCTTGTGCTTCTAGCAGGAAGCATGAACGACAGGGGCGCTGCATTTCTTAACAGCTTGTATGTCCTGTCAACAGGAACTTGTTGTTTTTTCATTTGATATGATATAATAAAATTAAGGAGGGTGCTTTTAGACACCCTCCTGTATTGATGATAACTCTTAGTCGTTGAACAACACGAAGTTGTTTGCTCCTAAAGTACATACCGCTCTTTCAGAGAGGAAGTTAACTTCCATCGCATCGAGGTCGCTGTTCATTGCACCACCGGCAGAACCCGTGATCCAAGTCTTATAACGACGATCTTCAACTTCAGACTTGCGGTAACGAACGTGCAAGAATGGACGCTTCGCGTTCTTTCCTAGAACCTGATCGTACACAGTTGTAGAACCCGCAGGAACCAACAAACCGTTTACCTTACCTGAACCTGATACGCCACCACGCATTGTTGGATCGTTAAGGTATTTCCAATCAGACTTGTAGAAGTCGTAACCTCTACGGAAACCTGTGAACCCAAGGTTCAAAGCCATCTCTGTGTCGTTATCGAACAAACCGAAAGATGCTGAGTTAGCAGAACCACCTGAAACGTAACCGTTAAGTGTAGCCAACATATCATCGATCGCAAAGCTGAAGTCACGATTCAAGAACAATACGTTCTCTTCGATAGATCCCTGCTTGTCAAGACGAGCAACGATTGAATCGAAGTCTGTCAAAGCCTCAGGGTAACCACCGCCCCATACGTTACCACGATCGTTCACAACGTAGAACACACCTTCAGATCCCTTGTTACCGGCATCCGCATAAGTTGTCTGTGTTGCAGCACCTGAACCTGTTTCAGCAGGAACAGCCTCGATCATAGAAGTCTCTAGGTAATCGTCGAAACGAAGGCGGGTTTCACCCTCACTCTTCAAGTACCAAAGGAATCCTGAAGCACCGTTTTCTGTGGTTATTTCAACCCATCCGATCTGAGCCATATCAGAACCGCTTACAGCGTACTTGTCCTTGATGATGATCGGTGAGTTTTCGAAGATCTCGTCGCTCGCTTCCAATGAACCTTGCATTCCGTTGGTTCCTTTCTTGAACTCAGAACCGTAGATGAACACAGAGCAAACTGCAGCAGCAGCAAACGTCTGACCACCTGCTTCGTAGTAAGCAACATCGAATGTGCCTGCAGCAGTGTCAACGTCTACAACGATACCTTTGTTGAATCCTGATCCGTTGTTAGCACTAACCATAACGGTTTGGCCTTTACGAATAGCGATTCCGCCCGTACCCGGATCAAGAGTGTCAGCCACAGTGATAGTAGCTGTATCAGAACCCGCTGCATCAGCAGATGTACAGTTTACATACTTGGTATGAAGACGGCCTTGTTCCGCCCATTTGATAAGGTCAGAGTTTGAAGGGATCTCTGCGCTAACCATTCGCAAGAATGAAGCGATAGAGCGATTACCATAACGCTCGAATTCCTTCTCGTAAGTATCAGGAAGATACTGATTCAAGAAGTCGAAGTTGGTAATGTAGTTTGTGCTTAGTGGGACTTGCTCCGCACTTGGCTGTAGGTTAAAACCGGGGACAGCCTGTAATGATCCTGCCATTTTTTCTTAATGTTTTGTTTTTACTTTTTACTTTTTATTCTTAAGCCACCGTCCGATTGTTTTCCAACGGGCTTGACTTGAAGTCCTCCTTTGATTGTTGCTTGAGGGGCTTTCCTTTCTTCCATGTTCACGTTCTTCATTTTCTTTAACGTGCTGTCGGTAGCGGTAGAAGCACCTTGTTCGTAAAAGAACTTAGCGAACTTCTCAGGGTTCATCGCAATGGATAATGACTTATGGTAATCCGCAGCATTCTTAATGTAGCCATTCTCATCTAAGAACTTTGAAACAAAGTTAGAGATGTCAGACTGACTCTTCTTAAGCTCTGATGCGTTTGCCGGAGAGAATAGGAATTTGTTTCCTTCAATGTCAAATTCAAAACCTTTGAATTGATCTGAAAAAACAGCATCCGTTGCCTCAGAGAACTTTCTTCTCTTTTCATCGACAGACCTTTGGTCGTCACCCACCTTTGATTTATATTGCTTGTAAGCTTTGTAGTCCTCGTCATCTTCAAGATTAGATCCCTTCGACTCGATAGGAATCTTGTACTTTTCTTTCTGATCGTTGAGGTACTTCTTAGCCTGTGCAACCATTTTCTTTTTGGCAAGCTTTGCCTTCTTAACAGAAGACTCGTCATCCAAGTCTTCATCGTAAGAGTACTCTTCCATCATAATAGAGATATCCTCTTCGTCTAATCCTTCTTGGGTAGACATAAGGTATTCTTTAATGATGTCGTCTTCTCCTAAAGAATCAACGCTTCTATTGATCTTGATAAAATCATCAAGGCCACGGTTGGTTTCTTTCTTGAATTTCAAGAATGCAGATACATCTTCAGGAAGTTCTTCACGATCCTCCTGCTTGTTCTCTACAAACAGATCATCTAGGGAAGACAATTGCTTGCCGAATTTTTTTCCAATAAACGAAAGAACTTTTTGATCGTCGATATCATCATCCTCTTCCTTCTTATCCTGATCGGCAATCTCTTCTTTATTAACAGACTCTTCATGTTTTTGAATTAACTCGTTCTCTAATTCTTGAACACTCTTCTGTTCTTTTACACCTAATTCCTTAACCTTGATTTCCATTTTATACTATTTTATTTAATGCAAATATACAAACATTTTTTTACCTTGGTTCGAACTCAGCCAAGTCAAAGCCGTCTAGCGTGTCTTCGTTAGATTCAAAGTTCATTGGAGGTAGGTTATTCTTTCTCTGTTCGATAAGCTTTGACTGTTGAGTATTCTGCTTATCTATCCTCTTGTCCTTTGATTCTTCCTTCATCTTATCTCGCTCTGTCAACGTAGCTTCCACATTAGACTTAAGCTGCATATTGTACTCGAACTCTTTACTCATTAGTTCAAGTTTCAGTGACGCCTCATTCTTAGTTCTCTCAATATCGAACGCAACCTCTGCCTGCTTGATCTTAATCTTAGACTGAGTCTCAGCCTCTATCTTCATTAGCGCTGCCTGAGCCGCTGCCTGCTGAGTTTGAGAATTAATCTGAGCCTGCATAGCCTGAGCCTGCATAGCCATCTTCTCTTCTCTATCAAGCTTCTTAGCTCGCTTCATCTTCAACAACTGATTAGCCAACTTGATATTCTTGATCTCTCTAATGTCAATAGCATCTTCTAGGTTAATATCCTTCTGAGCTAACGCCATTTGAATATTTCCCTCTAGCTTTGCTTTCTGTTCTTCGTCAGGAGCTATCTCTACATTAATACCGAAGTCATAGATGTAAAGATCTTTTATGTCGTGCAGAATAGCGGTATTGTATTTACCAATTCTGTTTATAAAGTCTTCCTTGAAATCAGAGTACTCTAATATGTCCGCAATTCTATAGGTCATTGCTTCCGCTATAGAACGATAGATATAAAGAGAAGCGTCTAAGATATGTCTAGTCGCTGTGTTTGAATTTAAAGCGGCCAACTTCTGAACACCAACCAAAGAGTTGGGATCAATAGAAGATCCATCTCTAGCTTCATTCAGTCCGGTTACATCACGAATCATATTAAGATAGTGATTGTAATTGGCGATAAGAACCTGAGTCTTAGCCGCGCCCGAGCCTGAGCTTAGTTCTTTGATTGGAACTCTAGCGTTGTTGAACTCACCGTCCTGCGTGTAGCTTCTTCCGATAACACTACCTGTTTGGAAGTATAATCGAAGCGCGTCCTCAGGATTGTAAGCTGCACCCGTTCCAAGATCCACGTCGTTAATCCCGTCCGCATCAATGAACACACCGTCAGGAACCATACGAGAGGTAACCTGCTGAAGCTTCAAGTGTGTGATCTGAATAAGATCCGCAAAGGGTATCATACGTCTAACCAAAGACTCTATGTTTCCCTTGTACATTCTAGGCGCACAGCCGAAGTAGTTCGGTATAGCGTGTTGAAACGATGAGGCAGGTCTAACCATATTCTCACACATACTCCACTTAAGGATTATGTTTGTACCCATCACCATCACACCCTCGTACCATACGTCTATCGTCTTCTCTATCTTTTCGAAGCTTGCCTCCTCCATCATTTCTGTAGGTGGATCAAACGTATCGTCCTTCTCTATAATTTTGTACCCACCATTTGGCAGATACTTTTTCTTGAACACAAACTTCTTAGTGGTTTTGTAGTTGAAGTACATCAACGTGCAGGTGTCTCTAGAGAACAAGCTATCCTCGTAGAATTGAGCCACGTTAAAGTAGTCGTACCAAGACTGACTGTATGCAGATATCTTTTCTATATCAGAGTTAGTGAGCGACTGATCTATCTTGTAAAGCTCTGTAATAGGAACCGTCTTAATCTCTCCCCAATAAAAGCAATCTTTAAAATAAGGATCCTCGGTATAACTATACACCAAGTTCGCAGGATCGACATAAGATATCTTAACTCCTGCCCCCGGTAAAAATTCGTGCTTTGTA